CAAGCGATTTCTCTAACTCGCCAAGACGCTGGTCTTTCTTTTCCTCAGCAGACAACTGTGCGGTTTCAAACTCTTTAATTTTCGCATTCAGTTCTTCTACCTGCTTGAGATACTTCTTCTCCGCGCTCTTATTGGCGCGTTCTAGTCGGCCCTTCAAAACATTTTCAAGGGCTTCCTGTGACGTAATCGCATTAAAATCGCTCGCCTCAGAATCCACATCAGTTCCAGAAACCCGCGGGACTTCTGGATCGTCAGTCAAAACTGCTGCCGGCGACTCATCAACCATAACATCATCACTCATAAAAACATTCCCTCACACCAGCCAATTTTGAAAGCGCGGCTGTCAACGCTACCGGGGCCAATCCCCGTGAAATCTATTTAACTCGCGTTAAGCTCCGCGAGTTTACGGTCATACCATTTGACTTGGGCAGAATCCTCGCCAAGCTGCGCCGCCAGACGCTCCCGATTTCTTGCCACGGCGGGAAGATCGACCGCCGGATTCGGCTCGTAAGGCGGCGGCATGACATATTTGGAACGGTAGTCTTTCATGTTGGACGATTTGTTCCACTGTTCAAGAAAGAATTTGGCGCGGTCATCCTCAGCGTCCTCTTTGCGGTACACGACACGCAAAGTGCATCGACAGTGATCGTGAATCTTTGCGACACCGTCACCGATAAACGCCCGTCGCGTAGTCCGATTGTTTCCGCGAGGCTTCTTCACCGGCTCCCGAATCATGTTATTGGAACCCTTGAAGGCATCCTCAGTGAGATAGAAAGCGCCCTTAGAGGCCAGCAGGGCGCAGAAATAGCACGGCCCGGTACGCTGACCCGTCTGAGAGTTAAACGTGTCCTCAGTGAACCTCGCCCAGCCGATCACCTGGCGGTTCTTCAACCGCTCAGTGGCATCTATAACCACCAGTTGCTCAACCTCGCCGCGGCCACCATTCAAAGCGTATTTCACGCCCACGCCGGTAGTGTTCAATTTACCTGCCGACGAGGCTTCCTCCCGCACCGCATTAATCGCCTCATCCCGACGCGCCCTCGACGCCTCTAACTCAGCGATACGATCCAAAACCCACTGAGAAGTTTGCCCCGCAGGTACATCCGGTGGGGATAGCTCCGAAAGTGCCTCAGAATAGTTCACAGGGGCACTAAACGCTATCCCTGTGGCACGCTTGATCGTCGCCGGGCCGGTGGCACGCATCGCCAACTGGAAATCCTGCGTCGGAAACAGCGTCGTCACCTTTTTCAAAGGCTCAGACAAAGGTTCAATGGCCCACTTAGTTCCCTGCACAAAGTCGAACGAGGTCTGCTCCGAAATGCGGAACTGTTCCTCCACCTGAAGGGTCACCGCGTGCAGCCACGCGGGAGAAGTCTCATCCAGCTTGTCGAACTGCAACAAGCTCCACAAGATCGCCAAGCCGGCAGCAGTCCTCGCGGCAATCGCGGTCTGCTCCTGCTGGTGCTTCACCGCCAGATAGAAAGCCAAATCCTCTAAAGGCTGCGGCTCCTGGGCCTGTGGTTGGGTCAACGGAATCCCCCGTTCGCGTAAATAGCCCGTTCCGCGACGAGCGGAACATCCCAATTAACCGAATTACTCAGACATTCCACTTGTAGCGGAATCGGTGACAGGACTAGCAGAAACCGGATTATCGTCAGGCCCATTCGCACCATTCTGCGTCTGACTTTGCCCGTAATACCGCAAAAACTGTGATTCCGGCGACTGCTCAAGCAGGTTATCCCACCACATTCTCGCCTCGTCGTCAGTGACGCCGGGAATCTTGCGCCAAGTGGCCCATTTGGGTACTCCCAGCATAGAGCTAGCTTTCCCCCACGCATCGACAACCTGCGACAAAGAACGCACCTCAGTATCAGCCCAAGTAACACAAGCCTCAAAATCACCAGACGCCTCTTTATCACCCTCAATATGAGCAGAAAGACGCAACAACTGATTGTGTGCCGAACCGAAATTCTGTTTACGCTCAAAAATCTTTTGCGTCGTCGCAGCACGGGCCGCAGCCAACGCATCAGCCGACAAATTCACCAGGCGGCTAGACCACGACGGCGGCAACTGAGCCGTAGACTCCAAAGTCGCAATATCCGACTCAAAAGCCGCCACAAAAGGAGCCAACGCAGTCTCAGGAATCACACCAAACTGCGCCGCAGGATTACCCGTCGCCAAAACCCGACGATTCTGCGACAACTCATGCTCCACAGCCGCAGCATCAGAATCAGAAGCATCCGCAGCTAATTCATCCAACCCGGTTGCCGTTATAATCTTGAACGAGTTATAGTGCTGGGTGAGAAGTCGGTCAAAAAGAGTCTTATCAATGCGGCTCGCAACCGGAACCAGCTTCTCAACTTCACCAACACATCTACCATCCAAGTCCATAGTATTGAGGTAACGGACAATCGGCACGACACCCAAGCCGTGAAAATTCGTCACCATCGGCATATCGCTAGGGAAATCCCCCGCCGCCGGCATAGGAATATCGTAGTAATACTGGTCAGTGAAGAAGCGGATCGTCTTACCGTCCTGCAACAACACCAAAGCGTACTTAGGCCAATCATCCGAAACGCTGTCCTCGTACAATGCGAAACAGCGGCGCGGTGACCAGCCTCGCAACACAGCCTGATCCGAACCATCCAAAGCCGTACCCGACAGGGCTGACGCATAAGCATGCCCGTACGTCAATGCAGCCCTGTGAATCGCCACCTGGCGAGCCTGCATCGAATTAGCGTTCCACGTCCTCCACGGGCCAGGAATGTTCTCCTTAGCGCCATCAGAGCGGTAGCCGTCCACATACAAAGCCTGGGCGAACGTGTCCACGACGAGGCCCAACCACGGTGTTTTAGACAGCTTTAACAGGGCACGCTTCTCACTGGAAGCGTCAGGATCAAGCAGATAATCGGGCTGGCAGCCAGAATACCAATGCTTAATGTGATCGTACTCGTATTTCTTATCCAAAAAGTGCGGATAGAAAATCTCAGCCACATATTCTCTAACATCGCTAGTCGCAATGCTCGCCGGAATCTCAATGTTCGTCAACGTCGCCTAGCCATTCTATATTTTTGGGGAGCATTCAACGTCTGCTCAACCGAAACTAAAGTCAACAAATGATTAGCATAAGAAGCAGCCACAATGCCAGTAATATCAACCGACGTACCGCGCCTCAACCAACCCCAATGACCCATCTTGTCAGGATCACCAATGTTATAGCGATCCGCGCCGCCCAAACCGGACTTCAAATGCGGATCGTCATAATGGGTTAAAGAAAGGTCACAAATATCAGTCTCAAACCGGGCAGTCGCACGTCCCACTTCCTGCTGCGAAAAATAGACAACCTTATATCCCATCTGCTCAAGCTCAGGCCCAAACATTGAAGATTTACCGCCAGCCTGGACACCCACAGCCACCGGAGGATGCCCACCAGAGATCATCCGCGCAAAAACAGGCAACACCCAATCGGTGCCCCTATCATTCTTCACAACCTCAACATGGCTGCGACCCTCACCATCAAAACCCGCACCCACAATAGATGCCCACTCCATCTGCGGAGCCACATCCAAAGACGCAACCCGATCCCCCACAATCGGATTAAAACCATCCTCAAAGCCCACCGTGCAGGCATCCCAAGCATCAAACGGGATCACAGAAGTCATCGCCGGGTCATCCCACATACCCAAATGCTCCCGCGCAAACTCCTGCACGCTCAACGTCATAAAGTTGTCCTCAATCGCATCCAGCGGCGCAATGCCCTGCATACCCAAAGACGGGTTAGCCATCTTCCAGTTCTCCCGATCATTCGGATCAGAACCCTCTGGACAAGACCACTCCGCGAACAACAACTTAGGGTTAGTGCCCTCAATGCCCTGCGTGCGGAACCTCGACAACACTTCCGACGTGTCGAACCCCGCCGACGAGGTCAACCACAACTGCCGGCGATCAGCCGACTGCATAATCGGCTTAAACGAACCCATCTGCCGATCATCCAACGCAAAAGCCTCATCCGCGATCACCAAATTGATCTTAGTGATACCACGCATCGACCCATTTCCCCTGGCCCGATAACGAATAAAGCCGCCGCTCTTATGGCGAATCGAAACCTCCGCACCGCCATGCAAATGAGGATGCAAACACTCATCATCCAAATCGCAACTCTCAACGATGCTTTTCATTTCCTTCCAAGCATCATCAGCAGTCGCAAACTCATGGGCCGTATGAATGATCCGCTCATTCAGGAGGAATAGACCGGCAAGCTCTCGCACATAAACGCAAAAGTTTTTTCCGTTCTGCCTGGGTGTAATGAGGCACACGTTAGAGGCAGCCGCGCTACCATCCAATTCGCCGTCAGAATTAATGCCCTCACCCAAAGACGCTCTCACAATAGTTTCCTGCCAAGGCAACAGCTTCAACCCGGCCAACTCAGCCAAATCAATAGCATCATCACCTAGCGACGAATGAAACAACGGGAAATGCGACAGCCGTGGCGACTGATAGCCCAAAAGTTCCGACACAGCCGCCGTCACCCAGCAACCTCACGGCTCGCCCGACGCTCCGCAAGCTGATCCCGAATCGTCTTCTCACCACCACGCACCTTGGGCAACTCCCCCACCCCAAGTTTCGTCAACACCTGAGCCAACGCCCCCGTCACCATCCTCAACTCAGAAATCAGCGGATTAATCGTTTCGGTGCCCTGAGAGTTAATCGTAATCAGCCGGCCACCAACCTCAGACGAAAGCTCATCAGCCTTATCGGCCAGACGGGCAGCATTTAAGGCGAGAACCCGGTGGGCTGACGAAACATCACGGCCACCAACCAGTGCTTCATATAGTTCGTTGCCGGAAGGGCCAAGATCGTCAATCATCGTAAAGCCCTCCTTGGTTTAGAACATTTGGAAGAACTGGTTAGTGGTCGTGCCCTCGACGCTGGCAACCATCGGCACGGTAAAGCCCAGAGCTGCGCGAACGCCGGTGGCCGGATAAGTGGCGTTGAAGGCTATTGTCGATCCCGCGCCGTCAGAGTCCCCAAGTAGGAATCCCAGTGAGCTAAACGGGCCAGCGACTACGTTGTGGCGGCTAGTTTGGTTGTATCCCGACAACGCGGCAGAGGCATTATTTTTAATCGCAAAGAAAGCGTTGAAGCACATGTCGCCAGAGGCAATTGACCCTGACGTGACGGTAAGAGCCGTGCTTGTCACCACACCATTGTTGGTGTAGGTGCCGAACGATGCCACGCCTGTATATGACGCGGATTGGATCAGTACTGTGCCTACTGAGCCGGGATTGCTGATCGTGAGCGTGACGGTCTGCGCCCCGGTAGGCGGGTTGATGATCCCGAACACTGCAAACGATTGGTAGAACCCGCCAGATTGGACACTGCGAGTGAACCAGTTATTGATCTGACGAATGTTTGTTAGTGCAGTGCCGCCGATTGAGGCACTGATCGACGGATTTGTATTGCCGTTCCAATCGCCATGCACCGCAACGATAAGGGCGCTGCCTGCACTTGCAATTGTGTGAGAATGCGAAACACTGGTAACGCCAGAACCGACAGTGTTCTGCGTTCCTAGTGCGCTAAACGCGACGGCCATCAGTCACCCACTTCCATATCGGCGTAAACCTAGCCGTTCCCTTCATTGTCGCAGCCATTTAGTACCCCGTCGCATCAACCGCAGCACAGACCCACTTAGCCGACGCCGAATCATAAATCAACCCAACCATATGCGTCTTAGAAGCAGCCGTAGTAGTAGCTAACAAAGTAGCCACACCCGACGAAACAAAAGACGCACCCCAAGTGATCGTGCGCGGAGTGGCATCACCCTTAATACGGATCATCAACTTCTGACCATCCGTAGGAGTACCAGTCAAACCAGAAGTCATCGAAGTGATATTCGCGGCCAACGCAGTGATCGTGAACAAGTCTGTCGTGTCAGTGTTGATTGCCGGCGTAGCAGACGAAGCAACCGTATTCACACGCGGCGTCACACGCTTATTCGTCAACGTCGCAACAGCAGCACGCTCAGTCGCATCAGACGTATTATCGACATTTGAAAGTCCCACATCACTCTTAGTGATCCCCGCAGGACTAGTAATCGTCGGGCTAGTCAACGTCTTATTAGTGAGAGCCTGAGTCCCAGTGGTAGTGACCACCGTGGCAGGCAACACAGAATCCGAAACCAAACCAGAAGAATCCAAACCGGCATAACCGTTAGCGACATTCGCTCCCGTGGTTAACGGCGTAGGAATGCCCGTCAATCCAGACCACACAGTTGTTCCCGGTGGCCCCGTCGCGCCTGTACTACCTGCTGGGCCGGGTACTACCGAATCGGCACCCGCAGGCCCAGTGGCACCCGCAGGCCCAACCGGCCCCGTAGCTCCTGTAGCGCCGACAGAACCCTGTGGGATGGTAAAATTGAGAACAGCGGCAGAAGAAGTACCCGCATTAGTGACAACCGCAGACGATCCGGCAGAACCAGTTGTAACAGTTCCCACCGCAACCGTAGCCGCCGCACCGGCACTGCCCGTCGCCCCCGTCGCCCCTTCCGGCCCCGCAGGGCCAGGAACAGTAGAAGCAGGGCCAACCGGCCCCGTAGCGCCCGTAGCGCCCGTAGCGCCAACGCTTCCAGCAGGGCCAGGAACAGTAGAAGCGGCACCCGCAGGGCCAACCGGCCCCGCAGGGCCAACCGGCCCAGCCACACCACCAGGAAGCGCGAAATTCAAAACAGCAGCAGAAGAAGAACCAACATTCACAACCGACGCAGGCGAACCAACCGCACCCGTAGTAACCGTCCCAACAGCAACCGTCGCCGCCGCACCCGCAACCCCAGCAGAACCCGTCGCCCCCGCAGGCCCAACAGCACCCGCCAAACCAGCCTCACCACGCGGAATAACAAAATTCAACACCGCCGCCGACGAAGAACCCACATTCGTCACAGACGCAGACGAACCCGCATTACCCGTCGAAACAGAACCAACAGCAACCGTCGCCGCAGCACCAGACACACCCGCGGCACCTGGGGCACCCGCCGCCCCGGCAGGGCCAGTCGGCCCCACAGCACCCGCAACACCAGCAGGCCCACCAACAGCCACCACACCAACAACAACCGGATCGCCAACAGCAACCGAAACCAAATCGCCCTGACTGATAACAAAACTATCAGGCATCAGCCGTCATACCTCTCAAACTTCCCCACCAACAAAGGAGTCTCCGACTCCCCCACATCCAAAACAATGCGCCAACGAGTAGAAGACTTCACAAAATCCAAAAGCGTGGACTGCAACGCAAACGCCGCCGTAGAACCAGACACCACCGCATCCACCTTTGTCGGCGCAGCCTTATCCACATCCACCCACATATAAACCTGAGTCCCAGCATCAAAGGCCACCGCGACACCAGTCGAGCTAACCCGCTGCACCGTGAACGCCCGATCACAACCCCTAGTCACCGGGATCACCTTCTCAACAGGCGGGGCACAAATATAGTTAGCAGTCACGGTAAAACCCTTCCTGACGTGCAGTTATTCGGTTAACTTTTTTCTGGGACGAGCCAGAGAGAGAGATGTCGCT